AAGAGGCAGATGCCTTTAGAGAAGGCGTTGGTCTTGTTAAAGATATTACTTTAGAGAAGGTAAGAAGGAATGACTGATCGTGTTTCTAACAACCTTTTAGAAGCTTTAAGAGATTCGCTACGCAGGGAAATGAATCAGGTAACAGACCATATTGCTACTGGTTCCTGTAAAGATCACAGTGAATACACTCATGCTTGCGGAGTTATTAAAGGACTTGCGTTAGCAGAAAGAGAAATATTAGACCTCAACAAAAGACTTGAGGAGCAGTAATTCGTCATAATGACGCAAGCGACTCTGGACGCTTATTCCAGTGCAGGAAATGACAATGAGTGCAGCAGAAAAGCTAGAACCCTCAGAGGAGGAAAGCGCAGAAAAAGCGAAACAACTTCCAGAACCTAGAGGTTACAAGATCCTGATTGCAATGCCCGGCTCTGAAGAAAAGACCGAAGGCGGCATCATCAAGGCAACAGTAACCAGACAGCTTGAAGAAGTTGGAGCTATGTATGGCATGGTTTTAAAACTTGGGCCAGATGCTTACGCAGATAAAAAACGGTTTCCTAACGGGCCGTACTGCAAGGAAGGAGAACTCATATTAATGAGGTCTTACTCTGGAACCCGATTTAAAATTCATGGCAAAGAATTTCGCTTAATCAATGATGACAGCGTTGAAGCTGTGATTGATGATCCAAGGGGGCTAGAAAAGATATGAGTGAAACAGAGCAGGTTCAGGAAGAATCTCCAATGTCCTTTGAGGACAAATTTCTGGGCGTTAAAAGCAAAGTTGTCAAATCCGTTGAGGAGAAACTGGAGGAGCAAAATCAGCAAAAAGAAGCAGCTTCAGAATTTGAAGTTGAGGTTGTTGATGAACGTGCGCCAGAAGATAGAAAGCCTCCTCGATCCCAAGCCACTGGCGATGACGATGATGAATTGTCAGGATACAGTGACAAAGTAAAGAAGCGCATCAACAAGCTCAAGTATGATTTCCATGAAGAGCGTAGAGCTAGAGAAGATGCGGAAAGATTAAGAGAAGAAGCGGTTAAATATGCTCAACAGGTTAATAGTCAGAATCAGCATTTTCAGACTGTTATCAATCAGGGAGAAGGTGTCCTTGTAAATCAGATCAAAGAAAGAGCAGGTCTGTCGGTTGAGCAAGCTAAATCTCAATACAGAGAAGCTTATGAAGCAGGAGAAACCGAAAAGGTAATTGCTGCTCAAGAAGCTTTAATAAAAGCTCAAGCAGAATTAACTGAAGCCGAAAGGCAGCAGGCTGCGGTACAAAGTAGGTATCAGCAGCAAGAAGAGTACATGCGGCAGCAGGCGCAAAGGCCACAGCAACCAGCTCAAGCCCAGCCACCTCCTCCGCAGCAAAAGCCAGCAGAACCGACAGTTAAAGCCAGACAATGGGCGGAAGATAACCCTTGGTTTGGTGATGACAAGCACAAGGACATGACCGCTTTGGCGTATGGTGTCCATGCAAGAATTGTCAAGGATGAGGGCTTTGATCCAAATTCGGATGAGTATTTTGAAGCTATCGATGCAACGATGCGTTCAAAATTTCCTGAATACTTCGATGGGGGATCGGGTAATTCCCAAAATACCTCTTCGACCTCTCGAAGGACTAACACGGTTGTCGCACCTTCTTCAAGAAACAATGGTGCAAGACCGCGCAAAGTGAAGCTAAAGGGAAGCCAAGTCCAACTCGCTAAAAGACTTGGTTTAACAAACGAGCAGTACGCCAGACAAGCAGAAAAGGATGGAACGTTATGACTGAAGATAATGGATTTGACACAGGTCAAGACGAGGAATGGCTTATGGCGGAAGATCAAAAGCGCACTCCGAGGTCTATTGAAGGCCGTGAAGCAAGCAAAAGACCGGGTAGTTCTTGGTTGCCAGCATCCGTGCTGCCAACTCCAGAGCCAGAAGATGGATGGGTATTCCGCTGGGTAAGAACCAGCACTTTGGGACACGCTGATAATACCAACGTATCTCAAAAATTCCGTGAGGGATGGGTTCCTGTCAAGGCTGATGAAAAACCCGAAATGCATGTCATGTCAGACATCGAGTCTCGATTTGACGGGAATATAGAGATAGGCGGTTTGCTTCTCTGTAAGGCTCCCGAAGAAGAAATGAGACAACGAGCTGAATACTACAGAAATGTAGCTAATCAGCAGATGGAGTCTGTAGACAATAGCTTTATGAAGGAAAACGATCCGAGAATGCCTCTATTAAAACCAGAGCGCAATACTCGCACAACCTTTGGACGGAGTTAGCGATTACTCGCTTTACTCTATATCTTTAACGTAGCAAATGGAGAAACATTATGGCTACTTCAGCAACCCCCAGCGGTGCAGAACCAGTAGGAGGTCTTTCCTCTTGCGGCTCTTTCACTGGCAAGGTTCGCCATTTAAAGGTTACTAATTCCTATGGAACTAGCATCTTTTATGGTGACTTCTTAAAGCTGGTTAGTGCGGGTACGGTTGAAAAAGATACGGGTACAGCCACTTTGACACCTATTGGTGTATTTATGGGATGCTCGTATACTGACCCTACTACCAGTCAGAAGACGTTTTCACAGATGTGGACAGCTTCTACAACAGCAACAGACATCATGGCTTATGTCCTTGATGATCCTGATGTTGTTATGAGAATGCAAGGCGATGCTTCACTCGCCCAGACCACTCTTGGAAACAACGTGGCAGTAGTGCAAACTGCTGGTTCTACCACAATTGGCCGCAGCAAGAATGCTGTGGATTCATCAACAGCGGCAACAACAAACACTTTACCTTTGCGTATTGTCGAGTTTGTTGACGGCCCCACCAGTACAGTTGGCGATACTTATACTGATGTGCTTGTAGCGTTTAACGCTGGAATGCATCTTTATCGTAACGCGACTGGCATATAAGGAGACCTGAGATATGGCTATTTCACGCGCCCAGATGCTCAAGGAACTCCTGCCGGGTCTTAATGCCCTGTTTGGCCTTGAGTACGATAAGTACGATGATGAGCATACGTTGGTTTATGAAACTGAATCATCAGACCGCTCATTTGAAGAGGAAGTAAAGCTTTCGGGCTTTGCTGCTGCCCCAGTCAAGCCTGAAGGCTCTGCCATCAGCTATGACTCAGCGCAGGAATCTTTCACTGCACGTTACAACCATGAGACTATTGCTCTTGGTTTCAGCATCACAGAAGAAGCTATGGAGGATAACCTCTATGATTCCCTGTCTGCTCGATACACCAAGGCTCTTGCCCGTGGTATGGCGTACACCAAGCAGGTGAAAGCAGCGTACCCTCTCAACAACGGTTTCACCAATTCTTATCAGTCAGGTGACGGGGTTAACCTGTTTACTGCTGATGGTGACGGTGTAACTGGTGGTGATGGTCACCCTCTAGTAAGTGGTGGAAAAAACAGCAACCGTCCTTCGACAGCGGCTGATCTCAACGAAACTTCATTAGAAGATGCAGTAATTAACATTGCAGCATTTACTGATGAGCGTGGCTTGTTGATTGCAGCTCGTCCTAGACGATTAGTTGTTCCACCTGCGTTGCAGTTCGTTGCGACTCGTCTTCTGGAATCAGAAGGCCGTCCTGCGTCAGCAGATAACGACATCAACGCAATCAGGAATAACGGTGCGATACCAGAAGGTTATGCAGTCAATCACTATTTGACTGACACTAATGCCTTCTTTGTCATCACTGACGTTCCTAATGGAATGAAGCACTTTGAGCGTACTGCGCTTGAAACTTCAATGGATGGAGACTTTGACACGGGCAATGTCCGTTACAAGGCTCGTGAGCGATACAGTTTTGGTGTATCCGACCCTCTTGGGATCTACGGATCTCCGGGTACATCCTGACGATAAGGGGGCTTTGCCCCCTTTTTTGAATTCTTATCTGGGATAAAATCCAGTTCTAGCGACCAGCCCAGTGGACGTTTACGAAGACGCTAGAACAAATCCTTTCGTAAAGAGGTAATTAAAATGTCGAATACGACTTTCAATGGCCCAGTCCGTTCAGAAAACGGATTTGAGCAAATTAGCATAGCGTCTAGTACAGGCACTGTGACTACCAACCTGGATATAGACACTAGCGGAAATATAACCACTACTGGATATGTCTCTTCTTATGACAACATCGTTAGTATTACAGACGCTACCTATACAGTAGCTTCTACCCAGTCAGGTGCTGTCTTCACTCTAAATCGAGCTGCTGGTATTGTTG